AGAGCCTCCGATGGATGTCTACTCGGAAGGGCTGACGCGCACCAACGCGACGCAGGGGGTTGTCTACCTGACGTTCACGCCCTTGATGGGCATGTCGGAGGTCGTGCGCAGGTTTTTGAACGAGCAGACCCCCTACAGGGCCGTCACGGCCATGACGATCTACGACGCCGGCCACTACACCAGGGCGCAGGCCGATGCGATCGTGGCCACCTACCCCGAGCACGAACAGGACGCCCGCGCCCGCGGCGTTCCGATGCTCGGCTCCGGTGCGATCTTCCCTGTCAGGGAAAGCGACATCGTCGTCGAGCCCATCCAGTTGCCGGAGTGGTGGCCGCGGATCGCCGCGATCGACTTCGGGTGGGACCACCCGACGGCCGCGGTCGAGCTGGCGTGGGACAGGGATCGGGACATTGTCTATCTGACGCGCGAGCACAGGGTCTCGAAGAACACCCCCGACCAGCACGTCGCGGTGTTGAAGCATTGGGGGATGCTGCCGTGGGCGTGGCCACACGATGGCCTCCAGCACGACAAGGGATCCGGCGAGCAGATCGCCAGGCAGTACAGGCGGGCAGGGCTGAGGATGTTGCCGGAGCGGGCGACGTTCTCGGACGGGACGTCAGGGCTCGAGGCCGGCCTGTTTGAGATGCTCGAGCGGATGAGGTCTGGCAGGTGGAAGGTGTTCTCGACGTGCCCCATGTGGCTTGAGGAGCGGCGCCAGTACCACCGCGAGGACGGCAAGGTCGTCAAGGAGTACGACGATTTGATCTCGGCTAGCAGGTACGCTATGATGATGCTCCGCCACGCCCGCGTTCCAGCCCATTACCGTGGCGGGAGCGTAGCATCGCAGCTACAGGCCGACGGGGTCGGCGAGGTCGACTGGGGTTGAACGCATGGGTTTTCTGCTTCCGAAACCGAACGTCCAGGCTCCGCCACCGACGCCGACGATCGACGACGCGATCCTGATGCGGAACAAGCGCGACAGTTCCGCCATGCGTGGCCGCGGCACCACGATCTTCACGGGAGACCAGGGGTTGCCCGATCTCGGCGCAACGTCGGCGCCAGTCGCCAAGGCCGGCATGTGATGAGCGGCCACGTCGTCAGCCTCTACGGCAAGGCCTACCTCTCCGTCCCCGACTGGCCGAAAGGCTGCGCGACCGGAGTGGAGGCAACCAAGAACGGCTGGCGGCCCTACGTGTGGACGCGCGACGAGGACAAGGCGCTGCGCTTTGGCCTGCCCGCCGACGCCCGCGATCTCGCCGGCCATCTCCCCTTTACGCAGCTCATCGACCCCGACGTGCGGAAGGCGAACTGATGGCCGACAACGACGCCACCGAGCTCATCCGCCTCTTCGACAGCCGCAAGGCGTACCGCGGCAACTTCGAGCGCGTCTGGTCGGAGATCGCGAAGCGCGTGCTCCCGCGCGCCGATGAGTTCGTGACGAAGTACTCGCCCGGCCAGCGCCGCGAGGAGTGGGTCTACGACAGCACGGCGCAGCTCGCGCTTCCGGCGTTTAGCGCCGCGATGGAGAGTATGCTCGTGCCGCGGACGCAGAAGTGGCACAGGTTCGCCGCGCCCATGGAGCTGCGCGAGAGCGAGGCCGTCAACCGCTACCTCGAAGACATCCGGGACCTGGCCTTCCGGCTGCGCTACGCGCCCGGCGCCAACTTCGCGAGCCAGGCCTACGAGACCTTCATGTCGCTCGGCGCCTTCGGCACCGGCGCGCTCTACATCGAGGATGGCCTCGCCGGCGGCATCCGCTACATGCACGTCCCGCTCTCCGAGATCTACATCCAGGAGAACGCGCAGGGGCAGGTCGACGTGGTCGACCGGGAGTACGAGCTGACCGTCCGGCAGGCGCAGCAGAAGTGGCGCGACAAGCTGCCAGAGACGATCAGCCGCTACGCCGAGCGCGAGCCCGACCGCAAGTTCACCTTCCTCCACTGCGTCAAGCCCAACGAGGATAAGGCGCGGGGCAAGCGCGACTACCGCGGCATGGCCAACGCGGCCTACGACATCTGCGTCGAGACGCGCGACGTGCTGCGTCGCGGCGGCTTCCGCACCTTCCCCTATGCGGTGTCGCGCTACACGACCGCCCCGCGCGAGGTCTACGGGCGCTCGCCGGCGTGGGACGCGCTGGCAGACATCAAGACGCTCAACGAGATGTCGAAGACGCAGCTCCGCTACGGCCAGCTCGTCACCGACCCTCCGATCCTGACCGCCGATGTCGACGCGCTCAACCCCTTCGCGGTGCGCTCCGGCGCCATCAATCGCGGCTACCTGAATGAGCAGGGCCAGGCGTTGGCCAAGCACATGAGCCCCGAAGGCGATCCGCGCATTTCCTTGGAAATGGCTGACCAGCGCCGCCAGGCCATCAACCGCGCCTTCCTCGTCACCCTCTTCCAGATCCTCGTCGACACGCCGCAGATGACGGCGACCGAGGCAATGCTGCGCGCGCAGGAGAAAGGCGCGCTTTTGGCCCCGACGATCGGCCGCCAGCAGTCAGAGTTCCTCGGACCCCTGATCGTCCGCGAGCTCGACATCTGGACGCAGGCAGGCGTTCTGCCGCCTGCGCCGCCCGAACTGCTCGAGATGGGCGGGATCGCCGAGATCGTCTACGAGAGCCCTCTGGTCCGCCAGCAGCGCGCCGAGGAAGCGACTGGCATCCTGCGCACCTACGAGGTCATGGGTGTGGTTGCAGCCACAGACCCGACCGCCATGCAGGTCTTCGACCATTCCGAGAGCGCGCGCATCCTCGCCGAGGTCAACGGCGCACCGCTCCGCATCGTCAAGTCGCGTGAGCGCCTCGCAGCCGAGGCGCAGGTGCAGCAGCAGCAGATGGCCGCGCAGCAGCTCATCGAGGCCGCGCCGGCGCTCGGCAACACCGTCAAATCCATGGCACAGGCCAACCAGGCCGCATCCCAGGCACCCTTCTGACCGACCAGCCCTTCTCGAAAAGGCAAGTCGCGATACGTCGGCTGTGCCTGAATGCGCGAGGTGAACTTAACCCTGACGCCCGAAGGGTTGCGGCTCACCTCAAATTCCTCTGTCACGGGCCGGCGACAGGCCGGCTCGTCAGGTTCTCCCCGAGCGGAGAAGTAGACCCCGTGGCCACAGTGGCCGCGGCGGCGCGTCGCGAGGTGTGGGACGAGCTCGTCAAGCTCCTCAACCTCGACCCCTACCAGACCACCAACCTGCAGGATCCAGACCTATGAGCGAAGCAGCCGCCCCTCTCGCCGGCGCCGCGGCGCTGGCCGCCCCGCCCGCCGCTCCCGATCCGGCCCCGGCGCCCGATCCGGCTCTCAAGGTGCAGGCCGATCCGGCCTCGCCCGACCAGCCCTGGTATCACTCGCTGCCGAAGGATCACCACGAGTTCATCGCGAATAAGAAATGGGACGGCCCCGAGGCCATGCTCAAGTCCTACCAGAACCTCGAGCAGCTCCTCGGCGCCGACAAGGCCGGCAAGACCGTCATGCTGCCTGACGAGAAGGCGACGCCCGAGCAGCGCGCCGAGTTCCTCGCCAAGGTTGGCTTTGCGCCGCCTGAGAAGGTCGAGGACTACGGCATCAAGCTCGAAGGCGAACTCGCTGAAAAGGCGGGCTACATCCCCGAGATCCTCAAGGAGGTCGGCGTCCCCAAGGACATCGGCAAGGGTCTCATCGACAAGGTGATGGCCCGCGAGGCCGAGAACATGAAGGCGTGGGCCGTGCAGTCCTCGGCGGAGGCGAACGAATTGGCCACCGAGCTCGGCAAGGACTTCGACAACAAGGTCGAGCTCGGGCGCCGGGCGATCAAGATGGCCGGCCTCGAGGCGGGCGATCTCGGCAAGCTCGAGATGGCGATCGGCACGAAGCGCATGATGAAGATGTTCATGCAGTTCGGCGAGAACCTGGCCGAGGCGTCGGCCCCTCCCCCGGGTCAGGGCGGCGGGCAGTTCTCCGCGTCGCCGGCGCAGGCCAAGGCGAAGATCGACCAGCTCATCGGCGATCCGGCCTTCCAGGCTCGCTACATGTCGCCAGACCCCAAGGTGCGCCAGCTCGCCATCGAGGAGATGGCCGAGTGGCAGAAGAAGGCCAATCCCGGCAGCTAGGGGTTGACAACTCTCGCGGGTAGCATTAATGCTACTGTTACCCGCGAGCCCGGCTACCGGACAACCGCGCCACCCCTTTGGTTCAACCCAGGAGGCATGGCGCCATGTTTCAGGTCGCCACCCACTACATCCAGCAGTACACGACCAACGTGAACATGCTGCTGACGCAGAAGGGCGGCAAGCTTGCCCCCTTCGTCACCATGGGCTCTCACACCGGCACAGGTGCGCAGGTCGTCCAGCAGATCGGCACCACGAAGCCGATCAAGAACCTCGGCCGCTACCAGGACACGCCGCTGATCGACATGCCGACCGCGCAGCGTTGGGTCTTCCCCAACGACTACGATTGGGGCACGCTGATCGACGACCAGGACAAGCTCAAGATGCTCCTGGACCCGACGTCGCCCTACACGATGTCGGCGGTCAACGCCATGCGGCGCGCGCAGGACGACGAGATCCTCCAGGCGTTCTACGCCTCCTCGCCGACCGGCACCAACGGCGCCTCGACGACCGCCTTCCCTGCGGGGCAGAAGGTCGGCGTGAACGTCGGCGGCACCAACTCGAAGCTCAACGTCGCCAAGCTGCGGGCCGGCAAGGTGCTGCTCATGGCCGCCGGCGTCGACCTCGAGAGCGAGGCGATCTACTGCGCCATCAACTCGGCCGACCACGACGCGCTCCTCAACGAGATCGAAGTCAAGTCCACCGACTTCAACTCGAAGCCGGCGCTCGTCGACGGCCGCCTGTCCTACTTCCTCGGCATCAACTTCATCCATGTCGAGTACACGGACAGCGCGTCCTACTCCGCCGACACCGTCACGGCCGTCGGCAGCGCAACCCGCTTCGTCCCGATGTGGGTCAAGTCGGGCATGTACCTCGGCACCTGGAAGGACGTGGCCGTCTCCGTGGCGCCCCGCCCCGACAAGCGTTTCGCGACGCAGGTCTACTGCACCACCACTCTCGGTGCGACCCGCGTTGAAGAGAAGCGCGTCGTCCAGATCGCCACCACCGGCTAAGGAGCGCGCACGATGGCAATCCTCTACTCCACTGAAACCGCGGGCTTCGGCACCTCTCCGGTGTCGCCGCCCCGGGCCCCGGCCTACGGCGGCCGCGTCAAGGCGATCCGCAACGTCATCACCCTGGCGTCGCAGACCACCTCGGACGCGATCCACCTCGGCGTCATCCCGGCCGGCGCGATCCCGCTCCCCGGTGTCCTCGCGGCGAGCGCCTCCCTCGGCTCGTCCGTGGTGGCCATCGGCACCAACTCGACGCATGGGTCAAACGGCCAGCTCCGCGCCGCGGCGACGTTCACTGCCACTGACACTCCAACCTTCTTTGGAGTGGTCGCGGGCATCGACGACACGCCCTACTCGTCGGACACGCCGATCTACCTGACGATCGCCACGGCCAACCTGCCGGCCTCCGGCACGTTGGTCGTGATCCTCTACTACCTCCAGCCGTGACGGCTGCTCGCGGCGGGCTCCGGCCCGCCGCCCCACTCACCTAGGAGAGGCCTGTGCCCGCTCATCAGTACAGCATCGCTCCCGGCGACGATAAGGTCGCGGTGACTGACACCGCCACCCTGACGGCCGTATCCGGCGGCGCCACCGACCTCGGCGGCACGCACGGGGCGCGGATCCTCGTCGACACCGCCGTCGTCACTTCCCGGGCCGAGTTCCTGCGCGAGATCGAGATCATGGTCCAGCGCATCAACGAGGGCACCTGGCCGCCCGCTTGAGGTGAAACATGACGCTCCGAGCAATCGAGCAGAACGACGGCCGGAACGACAGCCAGCCGCTCAAGTCGACCGGTAACGCGCTGCACGTGACGTCGCAACCGCTAGCCTCGACGGCGTCCGGCGTCCAGCGGTATGACTTCCGCGCCGCGGCCACCACCAACGCAACCGTCATCAAGGCGAGCCCCGGCCGGCTCTTCGGCGTGAAGGTGTTCAACTACGCCGCCGGCGCGCGGTTCATCCGCTTCTACGACAAGGCCACCGCGCCGACTGTCGGGACGGACGTGCCCTTCCTGATGCTCAACGTCGGTGCCGGCGCCGTTGGCGTCAACTCGATCGAGATGGCCGTTCACGGAATGCCGTTCCTCAACGGGATCGCGATCTCCGTCACCGCCGCGCAGGCACTTCTCGACGCGACCGCCTGCTCCGCTGACGACGTGCTCGGCGCCTTCCTTTACGTGTAGGGGGCGCCCGTGCCCCGCTTCTTCCTCTCCCTCGAAGACTGGCCGGTCATCGTCGACAACGACGAGAACGTCCACCGTGCCCCGGCCGGAACGTGGGAAGACGGCGAAGGCATCGACGCCCTCATCGAGATCAACGAGGGCCACTTCCGCGCCAAGTTCCCCAACCTGCCCGCGCTCGAGGGCGTCTACGTCCTGCGCGCTTCGGGCGGTGGGATGACCTTGGCCAAGTGGTGGACCGACGTTCGCATCCCGCCGGCGCCGCCGAGCTCCGACCCGGCGCTGGACCTCACGATCTTCGAGCGCGGCCCTGCGGATGTACCAGGGCCGATCGTGCTCGCGAACTTCGACGGCCAGTTCCTCACCGGCGACGCTGGCGCCCTGCTGACGGAGGCGTAACGTGGCCCTCATCCAGTCCTTTCTCGACTTCTGGCTTGCCCGCACTGACACCGGCGGCGCGATGGCCTCGGGTGATGAAATCCTCGTGCGCCGCGGATCGACCCTGGTGCGCACCGAAGGCGCGCCCGTCCCGACCGGCTCCGTCACCCTGTCGCATATGGCCGACCTCGCGCAGTCCACTGTGATCGGCCGGGCGGCGAGCGCGGGCACCGGCGCCCCGACCGCGCTGACCGCCGCGCAGGCCACCGCCATCATGAACGCCTTCACGGGCGACAGCGGCGCGGGCGGCGTGAAAGGCCTCGTGCCCGCTCCCGCCGCCGGCGACGCGGCTGCGGTGAAGGTTCTCTGCGCTGACGGGACGTGGGTTGAGCAATCCGGCGGCGGGGTCGAGGCCTACACGCCGAACGCCGCCAACACCGGCCCGGTGGCCGCCACGATCGACGGCGTCACCGCGCCGATCCGTAAGCGCCTCAAATCCCGCTACGGCATCAACACCACCCGGTTCGATGGCGCGACGTGGATCTCGCGGGCTGCGGACCTGACCGGCATCGCCGACGGCAAGGAAGGCCTCCTGCACTTCGTCGTCGATTTCCGCGGTAACGACGCGACCGCGACCACGATCATCGCCAACGGCAACGGCCGCTTCAAGGTCTTCAAGGGCACCGACAACAAGATCCGCTTCCTCGGCTACAACGCGGCCGGGTCGCTGATCCTCGATATGCGGACCAACACCGCCTACACCTCGGCGAACAACGCGATCACCGTCACGGCGTCCTGGGACCTGGCCACCGGGACGACACACATCTACGTCAACGGCGTCTCGGACAAGCAGGCCAGCCCGACCGCGACGAACGACACGATCGACTACACCGCGACCCGGTGGGACATCGCTGCCGACAACAACACGCAGCACCTCAACGGCGATCTGGCGCACGTCCTGTTCGACGACGGCTACATCGACCTGTCCAACTCGCGCGAACTGCGCCGTTTCCAGACCGGCAACGGGCTGTGCGCCTACATGCCCGGCGGGCGCGTCTACGACAGCCCGTCGACACAGCCGCTCCTGTTCCTGACCGGCAACTCCATCAACTTCAAGCACAACCACGGCTCGGCAGGCAACGCCACCGCCTTCACGGTCCCGCACGGCACGCTGGCCAATGGCTCCGGCGTCAATGGCTCGCTCTACAAGGACCTGGCCGCTAACGACCTGCAGAACAACAGCCCCGTCGCGCTCATGTGGGACAACAGCGAGGACGTTTGGGTCGCGCCGATCGCGTTGAAGCGCACGGTGACGAAGACCAACTATGGCGCGACGGCCACGACCGAAACAATGACCTTGCCGATGAACGTGGTCGAATTGGTCATCTACGGCCAGGGGCCCGGCGGCGGTGGCGGTGGCGGATCGACCAGCTTTGGCGGCGGCGGCGGCGGCTCCGGCGCCCGCGGCTTCTTCGAGTTCGACTGGATCTCGGAGCTCGGCGGCATCTCCCTCTCCTTCGTCACGCGCGCGGGCGCGGCAGGCGGCGCGGGCAATGGCGCCGGCAACGGCACCGTGGGCACGACCCCATCCCTCGCCACCGTTGACTTCCCCGACACGCTCGGCGGCGTGCAGATCCAGTTCGGCGCGGGGCAAGGCGGCGCAGGCGGCACGACGGCGGCCGGGCGTGGCGGGCGCGGAGGCAACATCGCCACGACGACCGTCGACCAGGGCGGCTCCGACTACTGGCCCGATGGCGTCGGCGTCACGCAGTTCAACCTCGGCTCCGGCTTCGGCGAAACAGGCTTTGGCACGTCAGGCGGTGAAGGCGCGGGCGAAGGCGACAGCGGCGGCGGTGGCGGTGGCGGCGACAACACTGCGGCCGGCGAGGCTTCGCAGGGCAGCTACTTCCACGTCGAGTACATCGTCGAGGAGTAATCAGGGGATCCGCAGGATCAGGATGGAAACCGCCAGCGCCCAACACCCGGTCCCGGCCGCGGCGAAAACCCGCCGCGTCAGATGCGCCGGCCGACCGGGCCGCTCCCCAAGGACAGTGACGGCAGATACGGCGAAGCACAACAGCCCGCCAAAGATCAGATACCCGACCGGCATGACTCTTCTCCGGTTGCATTTCCCTCGGTGATTTATGCCCGGTTGCCGCCGCAGGCGCAAGAGGGAGCGCGCCAGCTTGATGGCTGAATAGCATACATGCTACATTGAGGGACTATGGCCAACCGCACCGCCGTCATGAACCGCGCTCTCATCAAACTCGGCCGCGAGCGCATCGCTGACGAGACGGAAGAGAGTGAGCCGGCGCGGGTGATGGCGTCGATCTTCGACGACCTGGCCCGAACGACTTTGCGCTCACAAATCTGGTCGTTCGCGAAGGCCCGCGCGTCGCTCGCCGCCCTCTCCACCGCCCCGGCCTTCGGGTGGGTGCGCGCCTTCCAGCTTCCCTCCGATTTCCTGCGCGTCGTCCAGGTCAACGACTATTGGGACTTCGCCCTCTTCCGCGAAGCCACGCAGGAGGAGGTCGTGCCCTTCGAGATCGAAGGCCGCACCCTACTCACCGACTTCGCCGCCCCGCTCAAGCTGCGCTACATCCGCGACGTGTCGTCCGAGGTCGAGACGTGGGACGCCAGCTTCGTCGAGGCGTTCTCCTGCCGCCTCGCCTCCGAGGCCTGCGAGACCCTGACCAAGGGCAGCGGCACGAAGAAGCAGATCCTCATGAAGGAATATGAGGACGCGCTGCGTGAGGCCAAGCGTTGCAATGCGATCGAACTGCCGCCGGTCCCTGTGGCTGACGGGTCCTGGCTGACTGCGCGCTTCGCGGGGATCTGATGGCCCTTGTCGCCCCGATGTGGAACGCCTTCAACGCGGGGGAGCTGTCCTCCGAACTGGATGGGCGCACCGATCAGGAGAAATACTTCACAGGGTGCAAGACCCTCTTCAATTTTATCCCCTCCGTGCGCGGGCCCGCCGTCAGGCGCGGCGGTACGCTCTACCGCGGCGCCACGAAGGACAACGGCAAGGTCTGGTTCCAGTCCTTCGAGTTCTCCTCCTCGCAGTCCTACGTGCTCGAGTTCGGCCAGCTCTACCTGCGCTTCTGGGTCAACCGCGGCCAGCTCCTCGACGGTGGCGCCCCTTACGAACTGGCCTCTCCGTGGACGCTCGACGACCTCACCACCACCGACGGGACCTTCGCGCTGCGCGTCGTCCAGTCGGGCGACGTCATGTGGATCACGCACTACACCGGCGCCGTCGCCCCCTACAAGCTGACGAGGCTTGGCGCCACGAACTGGACGCTGACCGCCGTCGCGTTCACGACCGGGCCGTTTGACGACGTCGACCCCACCAACACCGTCACCATGCAGGCCAGCGTGGCCACTGGCACCGGCACGCTGACAGCCTCCGTCGCGACGTTCCAGAGCTACCACGTCGGGTCCATCATCTACCTGGAGACGGACGACCCGTCCCTGCCGCCGGCGTGGGGTACGAACAAGGCGGTCGGCGCCAACGTGGTGTGGCGCTACGAGGGCAACGTCTATGAGAGCCAGAACGCGGCGACGACCGGCGCGTCCCCGCCCGTCCACCTCCGGGGCATCGCCAACGACGGGGCTGTGAAGTGGAAGTACCTGCATTCAGGTTGGGGCGTGGCGCGGATCGACAGTCTCACTTCCGACACCGTGGCCAACATCACCGTCCTCAGCCGTATCCCCGGAGACATCACGGCGGCCGGCTTCGACGGCTCCACCTCGACCAAGAGGTGGGCGTTCGGCGCGTTCAATTCGGACGCGGGCTGGCCCACCACCGTCGGCTTCTTCCGCGAGCGCCTCGTCTATACCCGCGGTCGCACCGTGTTCATGTCGGTCGTCGGTGGCTTCGATGACTTCTCGCCCTTCGAGGGGCGCGACGTCACCAAGGAGACGGCGATCAAGCTGACGGTCGGCGCCGACAAGGTCGAAAGTTTCCGCTGGCAGACAGAGGTCAAGGATCTCCTGCTCGGCACCGCGCGCAACGAGCTGTCGATCTCCGAGCAGACGACGCAACAGGTCTTCGCCGCCGACAACGCCAAGCGCACGCCGCAGACGCAGTACGGCTCCCGCCACCTGGCGCCGGTGGCCGTCGAGAGCGCAACGCTCTTCGTCCCCCGCTCCGGCCAGGGTATCCGCGAACTGCGCTACTCCTACGAGATCGAACGCTACAAGGCCGAAGAGCTTTCCGTCCTGTCGCGTCACGTCGTCGAGGCCGGCATCGTCGACATGGACTTCCAGCAGGAGCCCGACAACGCGATGTGGTGCCCGCTGGCCAATGGCAAGCTGGCGCTCCTGATCTACAACCGCGAGCGCGGCGTGATCGCCCTCGCCCCCTGCGAGATCGGCGGCGGCGCCGTCGTCGAGACCGCCGCCGTCATCCCCAAGCCCGACAACACCCGCGACGACCTGTGGCTGGTCTGCAAGCGCACGATCAACGGCCAGACCGTCCGCTACGTCGAGATCATGGAGGACTACCGGCTCGCGAACACCGACATCCGCGACGCCTTCTTCGTCGACAGCGGACTGACCTACTCCGGCGTTCCGGTGACGAGCGTCGCCGGCCTCGACCATCTCGAAGGCGCGACGGTCCAGGTGTTGGCCGACGGGAGCCCGCACGCCGACTGCGTCGTGACCGGCGGGCAGATCACCCTCACGCGCTCGGCCTCCAAGGTCCACGCCGGCTTCGGCTACGCTTCGCGGCTCCAGCCCATGAGGCCCGAGGCCGGCGCGCAGAATGGCTCGGGGCAGGGGCGCACCCGCTCGACGAGCGAGCTCATGCTCCGCTTCAAGGATACGCTCGGCGGGCGCGTCGGCCCGTCATTCAGCACGATGGACCCGCTCAAGTACCGCTCCCCCGCGACGCCCGTCGGCGCCGCGCCGAGCCTGTTCACGGGCGACATCGAGTTCACCATGCCCGCCCGGTACGACACCGACGGCTATGTGTGCGTCGAGCAGAACCAGCCGCTCCCGATGACTGTCGTGGCCATCCGGCCCAAGCAGCAGGTCAATGATTGATTTCGTGCCGGCGCAGGCCTGGATGGCCAACACGATCCGGCTCCAGCCGACACAGGTGCTTGCCGGCCACAAGCCCACGCCAGAGGCGCTGGCCTTCGCAATCTCCCGCGGCAGCGCGCTCGCGTGTGTGAGGCACGGCGAGATCGTCGCCCTTGGCGGCGTTATGGAACATTGGCCCGGTCGCGGCGAGTTGTGGGGGCTTCTCTCTGGTAGCATTGGTGCTGATATGCTATTGATGCACCGTGCAGTCCTGCGCGGTTTGCAGCTCGTCAAGCATGAGCGCCTCGAGGCCGTTGTCTTCGAGGGCCATGATGAAGGGCACAGGTGGATGGCGATGCTCGGTTTCGAGGCCGAAGGCGACATGCAGAACTACTGGAACGGGCTGACTTTCACCCGTTACGCCCGCGTTCGGAGGGGCTGATGGCGTTCCTCCCCGCGATCGGCGCCGCCTTCGCTTCGATGGCTCCCATGCTACAGACGGCGGGCGCGGTGCTCGGCGCCGGCTCGTCGATCCTTGGCGGCATCGCCGCGAGCAACGCCGCCAACGCGACGGCGCAGCTCAAGGACATGCAGGCCGTCCAGGCGCAGGACCAGGCCGCCCTCAAGGCCTCCGAGGTCTCCCGCCGCACGAAGCAGACCCTCGCAGCCAGCCGAGCCGGCGCGCAGCAGAACGGTTTCGAGCTGTCCGGCTCGGTCGGCGACCTGCTCGGGCAGGCCGAAGCGCAAGGCAACATGGACTACCTGACGGCCATCTACGACGGGTCGTCGCGCGCCACCGGCCTGCGCAACGAGGCGTCGGCGGCCCGCGCGCAGGGTCAGGGCGCAATGATCGGCGGCATCATCGGCGCCGGCACCAATCTCTTCTCCGGCCTCGCCAAGGGCTACCAGACGTTCGGCAGCGGCACGAGTTCGTCGCTGGCCGTGAGCGGCACCAGTGGGCCGCTCAACCTCGCTTCTTTCCGTAGGTCAATCTGATGGCCCAAATCGTCCAGATCGCGCAGTCGGCGCAGAGGAACGACCTCCCCGACATCGACATGAAGCAGCGGGACTATTCCGCCAACGACTTCGGCGGGCAGATCGCGGGCGCGCTCGGCGTCGCCGGCGGCGAGATGCAGAAGGCCGCCGCCATCTTCCAGGCCGACTACAAGCAGCGCGAGAACTTCAACCGCCTCACCGCCCTCACCGACTTCGAGACCCGCGAGCAGCAGCGGTTGGCCGAAGCGCAGCGCGCCGCCGCCGGTGACGGGCGCGACTTCACCAAGTCCTTCATGGCGCAGCACGACGCGCAGGCGCAGCAGCTCCTCGCCGGCGTGACCGACCCGACCGAGCGGGCGCAGTGGCAGCAGCGCATCGCGCAGCTTCGGCAGAACTTCACCCGCGGCGCGCTGACCGCCGAGCTCGGCGTGCGCGACAACCACTACGGCACGACGCTCGCAACGCAGCAGACGCCGATCCTCAACGCCGTGGCCGCCAACCCCGCGGTGGCCGAGCGCGAGCGGGCCCGTGGCCTCGAGATCATCAACGCGACGGGTCTGCCCGAGCCGACGAAGGTCCAGCTTCGCGCGAAGTGGGAGCAGGACGTTCAGACTGCGAAGCTGATGGGGACGATCCAGCAGGACCCCGCGGCGGCCGCTGCGGCTCTCGGCGGCACGACCCCCTACCGCGCGACAGCCCGCCAGGCGGAGAGCTCTGGCAACGACCGCGCGGCCAACACTGCGTCTACTGCGGTCGGGCGCTACCAACCCATCGCGGGAACCTGGAACACGGTGGCCAACTCGCCCGAAGGCCGGGCGGCAGGGCTGCGGCCGACGACGGACAACCGCCGAGTGGTGAACGGGCGCGTGCAGGGCGAGCCTCCGGCGGACGACCCGCGCTATGACCCCGACCAGCAAGAGAAGTTCATGGATCTCTTCACCCGCCAGAACATGGCGGCGCTGGCGAAAGAGGGGGTCCAGCCGACCGCGCGTAACGCCTACCTCGCCCACTTCATGGGGGTTGGTGGCGCGGTGCAGTTCATCCGTCAGATGGAGCGCACGCCGAACGACCCCGCCGACCGCTATTTCGGCGAGGCGGCCAACTCCAACGGGCGGGTCTTCTACCGCCCCGACGGCACGCCGCGGACGTTGGCCGAAGTCTACGAGGTCCAGACGAGGAAGTTCGCCAACGCCGGCACGCCGACCGCCGCGCCCTCGCAGGACTTCGCGCAGGTTCCCTTCCAGCAGCAGGCGCAGTTCCGCGACCAGGCAGTCCGAGAGGCCACCCGCCGCCAGACCGAGGGCGACGCCCTCATGAACCAGCAGCAGCAGCAGCGCCTCGACCAACTTATGACCGCCATCGTGGACGGGAAGGCAGGCCGCGCCGATGTCGTGGCCGCCCGTGACCGCGGCGAGCTGACCGACTTCAATTCCTACAAGCGCGCGCTCGACCTCGTCGCGCAGCAGGAGAGCCGCGACTACTACACCAACCAGTTCAACGCGGGAGTGGCTGCCGGGCGGCAGTGGAACCCGCTCGACACCGAAGACAAGAAGTCGGCCGAGGCCGGTGTGTGGGCGCTGGCCAAGGTGAACGGCAACAACGTGCCGCAGGCCGCCTTCCAGGTCTGGCAGCAGACCGGCATCCTGGCCAAGCCGGGCGCCGAGGCGCTGCGCGGCGCCATGCAGTCGACCGACCCGCAGCGCATGGGCGCTGCCTACCAGATCGCCGCGTCGATGCTCCGCGCCAACCCCAACGCTTTCGCGGGGGTTGACGGCGGCAAGGAATTGGAGCAGGCGGCCGCGCTGTTCTTCGACCGGGTCGAACGCCGTGGCCAGACAGCCGACGAGGCCGTGCGCGCCATCGCCGAAATGAACCGGCCAGAGGCGCAGGCGGCGCGGCAGGTGCGCGACGAGGACGCCAAGCGCTTCCGCGACGAGCTGACGAAGCGCGACCAGACTTCGACGATCCGCAGCATCCTCGACACGAACGGCTGGCTCCCGGGCGGCCGCGGTGAAATGCCGATCGGCGCCCGCGAGCGCAACGCCCTGATGTCCGACTACGTCTCGGCCGCGGAGGAGCACTACCAGAAGTTCGGCGACCGCTCGGCGGCGCTGACCTACGCGCAGAACGAGGTGAAGCGGCTCTACGGCGTGTCGAACGGGCGCATCATGCGCTTCCCGCCCGAGCGGTCCTACCCGGCCGTCGAGGACGCCGACGGCAACAAGTCGCACGCCTACGTGTACGCGCAGGCCGCCGCCGCGGTGCAGTCGGCCACCGGCCGCGCCGTGAAGCCCGAGGACATCACCCTCGTCCCGATCCCCTTCGGCATCACGTCGGAGCGGTGGCGCGCCGGCGACCGCCCGCCCTACGAGATCTGGCATCGGTTCACCGACGCGACCGGCCAGCAGCGGTACGAGCCGGTCCTCAGCCCCAACTCGACGATGGCCCGCCCGTGGTCAGCCGACCCCGCCGCCGCGACGGCCGCGACGACCGCAGAACGTGAGGCGCGCTTCCGCGCCAGCCCGATCAGGCCCGTCACCCCGGCCGAGGCTCCGGCCGGGCAGGACCCGCAGGCGTGGTCAGATCGGGAAAACATGCGCCGCCGCCTGATGACGGGTGACTTGCTGCCGACCGACCCGCGCCCGCCCGCGCCCGGCGAGGTCCGCCCTGGCTACCAGAACCCGGAAGGCGTCGCAGTGCCGTGGAAGCCGACCGTCGACGAGTTCCGCCAGTCCATGCGCCGAAACCTCGGGCTTAACCCCGACGGGACGTCAACCCGCAGCCGCACACGGAGGCCCGAGTAATGGGCTTCGAGGACGATCTCTACCAGCGCCGCTTCTCCGAGTTCGGCTTCCAGACCATCAACCAGCCGGGCCAGCCTCTCCCGCTGCCGTCCGTGGCAGAAGCGCCCCCCGAAGGCTCGGTGCTCGGCGCTGCCTTCCGGCAGGACAACATCATCGGGTCCATGCTGGCCCGCAAGTTCACCGACACCAACGAGCCCGAGCCCGGCTTCAACGCCTGGGAGAGCATCAGGGGCACGAAGTACGAGCGGCACTGGCAGTCCTTCGTCGAGGTGAACAACTCACGCAGGGCGCTCGCGCTGCGGCAGCAGATCGACATGGAGGAGGACGACCGCAAGACGCTCGACGCGGCTGGCTGGTTCGGGACCTTCGCGCAGATGGGCGCCGGCGTGCTGGACCCGACCGTCCTGCTGCCGGGTGGCGGGGCCGTGCGCACCGCCAAGGGCGGCTTTGATGTCGTGCGTTCCGCCCTGCTCGGCGGTGCTGCCATTGGCGCCGGCGTGGCCGCGCAGGAGGGCATCCTGCAGGCCACGCAGGAGACGAGGCCCCTGGCCGAGAGCGTCATCGCCGTCGGCGGCGGCGCAATCCTCGGCGCCGTTCTCGGCGGCGGCATTGCGGCGCGCATGTCGTCCCGCGAGCGCGAAGCTGCGACGAACGCGCTGGCCAAGATGTACCCCGACGAGACGGGCGTACCGCCCATCTACCGCGAGGCGCAGGCCGCCGGCGCGGCTCCCGTCGACAAGCTCGGCGTCGAAGACCTGACGGTCGCGGGCGGCGCGGCGCGCACCGTGGCCGACGCGATGAAGTGGCTCAACCCGAACCTGCGCGCCAACTTCCGCGCCAGCCCTACGGCCCGCGAGGTCACGCAGAGCGCGGCGCAGAACACCCTCTACCAGGGCGCCCACGAGCGCGGCGTCTCCATCACGCCCGGCGGCGCGGCCGAGACCCTGGCCGACGTGGCCTACCGCTCCCGCATGGCGCAGGCCGTCACCGAGCACGACCAGCTCTTCTCCGAAATGCGGAAGGCCGGCACGAACGTCTCGCGCGTCGACTTCGAGCAGCAGATTGGCTACGCGCTGCGCAACGGCGACCAGGCTGTCGACGGCAACGAGTACGTGACCCGCGCCGCGCAGACCTGGCGGGCCCGCGTCTTCGAGCCGTTCAAGAAGGAGGCCATCGAGCTTGGCCTCCTGCCGGCCGACGTCACGACGGAGACGGCCGCCTCCTACTTCTCGCGCATGTACAACCGCGACCTCATCATCGCGCAGGAGGCGCGCTGGAAAGAGACGATCGTCCCGCACCTTGAGCGGCAGATCCAGGAGGACTTCGCCAAGAACGCCGAGGCTCTCCGGGGCCGCGTCTCGCAGCTCGAGCAGGAGGTGGCCGATCTGCGCGCGCCGGCCGAGCAGCGCGTCCAGCTCATGAACGAGATCGAGGCCAGGGGCGCTGCGCTCGACGCGGCGAACGTCGACCAGATCGACAGGCTTGGCCGCATCACCGAACTGCAGGAGCGCGCCCGTTCCGCCGCCAAGCGCGGCGACCGGGACGCTGCGCGGGCGGCGCGCGAGGAGATCGCGAGGCTCAAGGCCGAGGGCGGCGAGGAGCTGGTGGCGTACCGCCGCGAGCGTGCGTCACTCCGCCGCAGGCGCGACACCCTCAACTTCAACTACGCCGGCCTGACCGAACGCTCCGAGCGGATCGCGCAGCAGCTCGTCGACCTCGAAGAGCAGAACGTCCGCAACATCGAGCGGCTGATCGAGCGCGGCCGGAAATTCGAGCGCGACGCGGCGCGGCTCGACCCCGCCAAGTTCGACGCCGAGAAGACCCGCCTCGTCGAGGCGTTCAACGACGCCGCCCGCCGCGCCGACAAGTCCGCAGAGGCCACGAGGAAGGCAATCGAGACGCTGCGCACCAGGCAGGCCGCCGAGGGCGACAAGGCCTCGACTGTCCGCACGCCGCAGCAGGTCCTCGAGGAGCAGACCGACAAGGCCGTGGCCAAGCGGCTCGAGAAGGATGCGGCGCTGCAGGCCAAGCGCGCCGAGCAGATGACGCGCATCGCGCAGCGCCTCGAGCGGCTCGACAACTTCGACCCCGTGGCCACCCTCGGCGAGATCAAGGGCGCCGTCGACCGCGCAGTCCAGCAGGTCTCGGCGGCTGCGCTTGCCAAGGGCGAGCGCGGGCAGCGCCTCCTCGACAGGCTCAAGGCCCTCGACCCCAAGAAGATCGACGACCGGGTCGCGCAGATCGCCGAACAGCGCGCGGCCATGGAGCGCGGCTTCTACGACAGGTGGGAGGTCAAGACCCTCGGCGAGGGCGTCGACGCTGCGGCGGGCACCGCGCGCTTCACCGACGCTGCGCGCCAGATCGCCGACGACGTGACCGACAAGATCCTCGGCCGCAACTACGGCGACGGCTCGGCGCTGCCGCAGTACGCCACGCCCATCACCAAGGGGCCGATGAAGGACCGCACCTTCAACATCCCCGACAAGATCATCGAGGAGTTCCTCGTCTCCAACGTGCGCGAGGTGGCCGAACGCTACGCCCGCACGATGGCCGCCGAGACCGCGCTGACCCGCCGCTTCGGCAAGGCCGACATGCGCGACCAGATCCAGGCGATCCGGCAGGACTACGCGCGGCTGCGCGCCGAGGTCGAGGCGGCAGCGACGCCGGCCGAGGCCATGGCCGTCGTGGGCAAGACGCCCGGCGCCATGGAGAGCCTGCGCGAGTTCGCCGGCGCCCGGCCCGCCAAGGAGCGCATCCTCGCCTGGCTCGACGACGACATGAAGGGCGCGGTCAACGACGTGGCCGCCGTGCGCGATTTGCTGCGCGGCACCTACAAGGCGCAGGAGAACAGCAGCAACTTCGCCAAGGTCTCGCGCGCCCTGCGCACCTTCAACTATCTGCGCCTCATGGGCGGCGTGCTCATCGCCAACCTGACCGAAGTCTTCCGCCCGGCCATGGTTCACGGCCTCGGGACCTACATGAGCGAAGGCATCGCGCCGCTCATGAAGAACATGGCCGCCGTGAAGATGTCGGTTGCAGAGGCGCAACAGGCCGGCCTTGTTGTCGAGCGCATCTTGCAACACCGCATGATGTCGATGGCCGAGATCGGCGACCCCTACCAGCGCAACACGGGCTTCGAGCGGTTCATGCGGAACGCCTCGACGACCGCGACGCGGTGGAACGGCATCGCCCTCATCACCGACATGAACGAGGCGGTCGGCTCGGTCCTCTCGCAGAACCGGATCCTGCGCGGCGCGCTCGGCCAGGGCGACCGCCGCTTCCTCGCCTACCTCGACATCGACGACAACCTCGCCGAGCGCATCGGCCAGCAGTTCAAGGCTCACGGTGAGGTCCTCGACGGCGTCCATGTGGCCAACACCGAAAGGTGGACCGACGAGAACGCCGTGCGCGCCTACCGCGCGGCCGTGACGAAGGACGTCAATTCGATCGTCGTGCGCTCGTCGGTCGGCGACAAGCCGCTCTTCGCCAACACGCCGATCGGCCAGCTCCTCCTCCAGTTCCGCGGCTACAACATCGCCGCCAACACCCGCGTCATGCTGCGCGGG